ACGTCTGACCGGAAAGCAGCCGTTGACTTCTACAACGCCGTTTCGAATCCGACCGGGAAGCTGAAAGAGCACGTCAACGAGGTTCTCGACATGGCCCATGTGTCGATTGAGGTTGCCGAGCTGAAAACCGGCGAACTGGCCCCGCGGATTATCATCGTGACCGCAGACGGCAACAGCTACCAGTGTGTCAGCATCGGTGTATACCAGAGCCTGAAACGCATCTTCGCCCTGTTCGGCACCCCGGAAACCTGGGCCGAACCGCTGAAAATCAAGCCCGTTCTGACCAGCACCGCCAAAGGCCAGGTCTTGAGCCTGCAACTGGTATAAAAATCGCCTGCACGGCCGGCCCGATGGCCGGCCGTTACTTATTATGGAGGTGAGACCATGCCTGCAACCGGCAACGCAACCGCCCGCGCGACCCTGCGCTACGACCCCGAGAACTACACCCCGTACATGCTGCACGACTGGCCGCTACGCGATCTGCGCAAGGAATACACCCGCCTGCGCGACATAGCGCAAAAACGCATCAAGCGTCTGCGCGCCGACCCAGAAGGTGCTCAAAGCAAAGTCCTGCAGATATTTCCCGAGGGCATACCCCGCATCAGCGACATGCACGGCAGCCGCGCCCAGCTTGAGAGCGCAATGGCCGACCTGGCCCTTTTCATCCGTAACCCGGAATCTACTGTTTCCGGTGTGCACAAAGCAAACCGCGCCCGTGCCAAAGCTGCAGGCATGGACGAGGAACAGGATGCTGGCACATATATGAGCATTGATGAGTGGATGGCCTATGCCAGGGCCCAGGGCCTTGACACGCTGTACGACAGTGAAGAACTCCGCGCGTACTATTTCATGGCCGGCGGCTACAATTTGAGCCGCAGCGATTTTGAGGAATGGATGTTCCAGCGCGAGCAATGGGAGAAACGGCGTTATGAGAATCAACCAGAACCGGACAGCGACAGCGACAGTATGCGCGGCTTCGTGTTTGGAGGCCGCAGCCGCTTTTGACGTGTCAGCCTGGCTGCTGAAAAACGCAGACGGCGAGAAAAAGCACACCAGTGGACGGAAACGTAAAACCCGTCGCCGTCGCTATATCCCCGCTGTAACGGCATTCGACATTGAAACTTCCCGCGTCTGCACCGACTCCAACGGCAACCCCCAGACCATCATGTATATATGGCAGATGCAACTGGGGCTGGATGTAACGATCTACGGGCGGTACTGGGCTGAATTCCTGGACATTGTCCGGCAGGTGGAAACGGTACTCTATTCGCTTGATAAGGAAACCGGCGACGACTGGCGGCTTGTGTGCTATGTGCACAATCTTTCCCATGAATTCCAGTACCTTGCAGGCATCTGGAACTTTGAGGAAACCGACGTTTTTGTTGTGAAATCCCGCAAAGTTCTAAAGGCCGACATGGGCAAAATTGAACTGCGCTGCTCTATGCTGCAAACCAACATGAGCTTGGCCGCATTCACGTCGAAAATGAACGCCCCGCACGCAAAGGCCGTTGGTGATCTGGACTACAGCGTTACCCGCTATCCGTGGACACCCCTTACCGATCAGGAAATGCACTATTGCGTGAACGACGTGCGCGGCCTGGTGGAGGCCCTGATGATCGAGATGCAGAACGACGGTGACGACCTGTACACCATCCCGGCCACTTCTACCGGCTATGTGCGCCGTGACGCCCGCAAAGCAATGTTTGAGTACGGCATCAAATACATACGCCGGTTGCTGCCTGATTTCGAAACATACAAAGCCCTGCGCGAGGCATTCCGGGGCGGTGACACCCACGCGAATCGGTACTATGTAGGGGTATTGCTGCACGATGTGAAATCGGTAGATATGTCCAGCGCATACCCGGCAGTACAATGTGAATGTTTGTTTCCCACATCACCGTTCCAGCGGAAAGAAGCATCTGTTGAAAACCTGCAAAAAGCGTTGAAATATCGTAAAGCTGTCCTTGCCCGCGTTGCTATCTGGGGCCTGCGCCAACGTGATATGAAATGGGGAATGCCCTATATACCGCTGGCAAAGACCCGCGCGGCCTGCGAGTATGTGAACGACAACGGGCGCTTGCTTTCGGCTGCATACCTGGAAATCACCATCACCGACATTGACCTAAAGATTATCATGCAGGAATACGACTTCGACGGCTTGAAAGTCCTTGACCTTTGGCAGGCCAGTTACGGCGAACTGCCCCGGAAATTGCAGGACGTTGTAAAGGAATATTTCACCGCTAAAACCGAGCTAAAAGGCGTGGAGGGCCAAGAGTATTTTTATATGAAAAGCAAAAACAAGCTGAACAGCGTATACGGGATGACTGCGCAAGACCCGCTTCCATCCGGCTGGAAATGGGACGGCCAAGACTTTATCAACGACGACCCAAACCCAGAGGCCACCTATGAGGCCAATAAAGACCACCTGTTCCTGCCGTACCAATGGGGCGTATGGACTACCGCCCACACGCGCCGGCGTCTCAAGATAGCACAGCACGCAGCCGGCCCCGGATGCGTGTATTGCGATACCGACAATGTGAAGTATCTGGGCATCTGCGACCTGTCCGAATACAACCGGGAAGTGGAGGAAAGCGCCGAGTTTTCCGGCTGTTTCGCAAAAGACCCTGCAGGCAAACGGCATTATATGGGCGTGTATGAGCAAGAAAAAACCTACGCCGAATTCATGACCTGGGGCGCTAAAAAGTACGCAACGACGTATGAAAAAGGCGGCCCCATTACCACGACAATAGCAGGTGTAAATAAGAAAATCGGCGGTGATGAACTCCAAAAACGCGGGGGCTTCGATGCATTCAAACCCGGCTTCACGTTCATGGAGGCCGCCGGCAAACTGATCGTCTACAACGACGCGCCGGACGTCCCGCCTATTATCGGGCCGGATGGGCAGGTGGTAGAAGTAACGCGCAATCTGTGCATCTGCGACAACACTTATACAGTGGGCATCACTGCGGAATACGCAAAACTGCTGGGCATCTATATGGAGGGCGATGTTTGATGGCAAGCAAACGATACACTAAAGACGGCTGGGTGGATATGGCCCGGATTTTTGACAACGGCGTCCCGTGGAATATCCTCATAGGCGGCCGGCAGATCGGCAAAACCTATGGCGCGTTAATGCAGCTCATGGACAGGCAGCCTCTTTTCTTTCTGTTCCTGCGCCGCACCGAGGATGAACTACTGGCGATTCAAGATCCCGAACTCGACCCGTTCCGCGCCCCGAACGAGGACAGGCAGCGCGCCGACCCGGCGTGGAAACCCTGGAAAATGTTCCGTCTGAACAAGCACGTCTGGGGCGTATTTCCTGCAGAACTGGACGAAAAAGGCGACTGGAAAATCGCCGGTGAGCAGGTGGGATTGTGCGCGTGCGTGAAAACCTTTGCCAAGGTGCGCGGCCTGTCGGCGCGGCAGATAGAGCTGATTCTTTATGATGAATTCATCCCCGAACCACATGTGCCGCGTTTCCGGAAAGAAGGCAGCGCGTTTTTCAACCTGTACGAAAGTGTGAACTCCAACCGGGAACTGCAAGGCAAACCCCCGGTGAAGGTGATCTGCCTTGCCAACTCGAATACCATTGCCAACCCTCTTATGATGGAACTGGGCATCGTGGAGAAGGCCGACAAGTTGGAGCAGACCGGGGGGCACAGTTTCAAAACGCGTGATCTGTACTATTGCAATTTCAGCGATTCGCCGGTATCCGCCCAGAAGGTGGACACTGTGCTGTACCGACTTACCAAGAACACGGAATTCGCACGCATGGCGCTGCTGTCCAGCTTTTCAGGCGATGAACGCGGAAACATCGCTTCCAAAGACCTGCGGCAATACAAACCGGTTGTCGTGGCCGGTGAAATTGAGGTGTACCAGCATAAAACGCGCCCGGAACTGTATGTGACCATGCACAAATCCGGCGCATGCCCCGTATACGAACCGGGTGAAATCAACTTCCAGCGCGTGCGCCGGCGCTACAACCTGCTTGACCCCTACATGGCCGGGAAGGTGTATTTCGAAACCTACACCTGTGAATTATATTTCAGAAGTGTGCTGGGCATGGCTTGACATCGCATATTACATATTGTATAATACGAACTGTAGAGACCGAAACATGTTAACCCTGAAATAAGGCAGCCCGGGAACGGGTCGGGTACTGCGGAGCCACCGCGTGAACATGTTGCCCGGTCTCTTTTTCAAACTATAGGGGGTGTAACATATGGACATCGCTACAATTTCGCAGCTTATTGGAAGCCTGGGCTTTCCCGTCGTCGCCTGCATCGCCCTTTTCTGGCTGTGCAACACGACGCTGAAAGCCAACACCGACGCGATCAATGGTGTAACGGCGGCTGTCCGGGAAAACACGACTACCACGGCGCAGCTTGTGCAGTTGCTGACCCAACAGCTTGACGATGGAGGTGATAAGGCCGCATGACACAATATGTAGTGCTGTCCCGGGCACCCTTAAACAATGCGGGCGCGTATATGTGTTTCGCGCGGGCCGTCGGGCTTGAATTGCAGAACGCCTACTAC